CACCTGGACCATATAAAATAACATTCTTAGCTGTAGAAAATCCTACATTTAGGATACTAACTGTTTTATCCATGAATACAAATTTCTCTGCTACTGGATTCTTTACTGCGTTCTTTTTTGTTGCCATTGCTTTCTTTGTTTTTAAGGAGTTTTGATTTAATTGCTTTACTTTTTCCATTACTTCTGTAATGTCTACTATTTCTTCTTCTTTAAGAATGTAATCATCTGGTTCGAATGACCAACCATCCATGTTGAATGATTTACCTTTGTCCATTGGTGAATTAAATTTATCAGGAATATCCATTCCTATATATTTATTCATATCACCATCTTCAGCCCAACCATCTGGATAACCACCATCAGGATGATTACAATATCCATCTTCTGTCCAAATATCATCTGATTTAAATTCTTCTACTGTCTTGAATCTATATTTACTCATAGCTTTAATGTAAAAGGAGAGCCATTATAGCTCTCCTGTTGATTCTTCTTCTTCCTCACCACACATGATGTCAAACTGATCACCAATGTGTCTTAATGTCTTTCCTAATTGTATAGCAAGATTCTTTAATGCCTCAGGCGTTAGACTATCTAACCACTCCTGTTGCTTTTCTTCTGTACAATCTTCAAAACATGTAGGCTTTCTTCTCTCATCACCTGGTAGAGTGTCAAATATGAACACACCAGATAGATTTCTACGTGGTGTATCAATCTTCATCACCTGCATCTTCTGAATTACGAGCGATGTTATCAAGGAAATCCTTGATATGTTGTGGAAGATCATCACCACTGATTGCACTTCCTTTACTATCTCCATGCCCATCTTGAGCAAGTTTGATAAGGAAGTCTCTAATCTCTTCTGGCATATCTTCTGCATCTAATGCAATCTTCTTCACTACACCTCTCATCTTTTGTTCCATCATCTGAGCAAAGCCATCTAATTTCTCTTGTAAATACAATCCTGCTATTACAACTAATTGATTATAACTAAACTCGTGAAGTGCTAGTTCTACTAGCATACTTGCACAATGATCCTCTTTGATGTTTTTGTCTTCATCAAATAGATGATTCTTTAATAGATCTGATATTTGCTGTTGCAAATCATCCATATATATTGGTTCTACACCAATAGCTTTATGGAACTTCTTTTGACCGTGATCAAAAGTAAAAATACTTGTTGTTGTATTCATTTTGTTTGTTATTAAGGATTTATTGTTCTATTCTATCCCGAACACCTAATGTTCGTTCTTTTACCACTCCACTTCTGAAGTTGTATAACACTTCTACGATTAAACGTCTAGCCTTGATGCGATTTAAAGGATTAGTTGACCCAACTAATGTACCTCTTGCTATCCTAGGTCTCATTATATTAAAATAATAAACGTGTTAGGTTTATTACAGCTAGTAATGCAAAGATTACTCCTGAGATAATTAGAGATGTTCTTAATCTCTTGTTTTCTTTTCTATAGAGTTCTATTTCCATTTCACACAGATCAATCAATTTAGTCTTACCTTCGATGATTTCACCAGCTAGTCCTAACAATCTTTGTTGTGTGTGTAATAGATCTTCTAATTTCTCAACTTGATGAACAATTGGTTCTTTTTCTTCTTTTTTTGCCATTTTTATTAGTATTTAGTTAGTCTTTAAATATTTTCTTGCCAAAGTATAAGAATACTCTAGCGACTAGCACCCACAAGACTATGCTTATGAGTGCCTTTGCTAGAATCTCCAACATTACTCCTTCTTATCTGCTATCTCCATTCCCATAATAACTGGAAATGTTATTGGACTTAATAACCAGATGAACCACGCTTCTGTTGGTACATCGCTATTCTTTCTAAAAGATTCGATCAACATACCTAACATGATTAAGTATGTGATCATTACGTATAATAATATTATCATAATCCTATGAATTGATCAAAACAACTGTCTAAGATGTCTTGAAGGTTGAACTTCTCTTGTTGTAACTCGTTTATTCTATCATCAATGGTGTGAATGTTCACATCATCGTAACTTTCTTTAAGACTATCCAATGAATGTACTTCCATATGAATATCTTGTAACCTCTGTTGGATATCTTCTACTCTCATGATTATACGTGTCTATGAGTTGACCAATATCTTCTTTGTTGTTTGCATCTAGATGCACAGCTCTCAGTGCATATAGCAACAAGAACTAATGTTGTAATGATATACAACACGCCTAATGTAGTGTAAGGACGTTTTTTCATGATTAATTAGTTTTAAAATGAATTTTCTTTGGAAATATTCCATTAAAGACAAACTTTGTAACATTACATAACCAAACAGGTGTAAAACCTAAATGATATATGCATCCATTACTTGCTGTCTTAACTATTCTCTTAAGTGTTTCATATCCTTCAGGACATTTATCTTCTGTTGATAGACTTAATAGAACAGTGTCACCATTGTTTGATAGATGATCTAATAATGTATCAGCACCACCTACCATTTGTAACTCACCTTTTGTTCCAGTCCAATCAGGAAGATCAATATACCATCGACCTTCCTCTTTATTGAACCTGTAAGAATTTGTTTCTTTCATGATTTAATCTTCTAAGCGTTTATCAAGATCAGAACCAAGTATAATACATGGTATCCAACCAAACAATAACATGCAGAACAATGTTCCACCATTTGTCATACATTCTTTGTATGATAGATCAGATAGCATCCAACCTATTAGTCCTATTGTACACCATACAATAAGAAACGTAGCTAATACAGCTAACATAATTTTAGTTGATTTCATAAGCTATTAATGTTTAAACCCAATGTATATACTATCACTAACTGATGTTACAATCAATGTATCACCTGCTTTAGCAATCTGTATTTCTTCTGGATATGATATTGGTTTTGTTTTGATTTCATTGCTTTCATTAATTACATCATTAATGTAAACAGCAAAATAGCTAAATACATAAAGAATACATATAGTGAACACTATAATGAATACATTGTTTACTAATTGGTTTACTAATTGGTTAGTTGTTTTCATTGTTATTAAGGATTTAGTGTTATAAATTACTCTTTATGTATTCTAATACATCTTTTGATGCAAGAGCTATAAACTTTGATTGATTCATATGATCAAACATTCTATATACAGTCATTACATTGTTTTGATGGTTCTGAATACTATTTATTCTTTCAAGTTTCTCTGTAACATATCCAAACTCATTATCATATTGCAACCATATAAGACTTGCAATATTAATCATCTCGTTGAATATCTCTTCACTAGGTGTTATATTTTCCATGTTATTAAGGATTTGCGGCTGAAGAGCCAATTAATGTTATTCTATATATAGAAAGATAATAGATATAGAATAATAGATCTATCTTTTATAAGAGACTGAACTTTATAATAGTTATTCTCTAAGACTATATCTTGTTCTATATCATTTAGTCTTTGTTCTATGTATTCTTTCATGTTATTGCTATATATATTTAGTTATGTTTCAATATTGTATGTTCAATGTTTAGACCCTTTTTAGGTGGGTATGTGTACACTGCTATTCATTCACACTCAAACAATATATACATTTTGTTAGAGAATTATCAGTGAATGATGTATTTGATTACATTATTCTCATATGGTCTCCGTAAAAACTTATGAATAATGCAATGTGATGTTTATTTAGTCTATATACATTTATAAAGAAAAAGAAAAGGTGGGATTTTATTGCCCACCCGATCTGCCACCCTCTATATATGAGAAATGCAAGGCTTAAAGCCCTGCATACTCACTTGGATTAACCATTCGTTGAGGCTTAAAGTTCTCAACAGTAATCGCAGCGTTAATCATTTCTTTCTCTTTGAAAGCGTTAGCTTTCGTCCAGCTAATGTAATTGTCTAAACTGTAACCTTCATCAGTAACAGTAAGCATCACTTTACTAACATCACCTTTGTCTAAATCAACAATAAAGTCATCATCTTCATGAACTGCAAATGCTTTACTATTGTAAGCGTAAAGTCTGTAATTTTTACCTGCATAACCTTCAGTTTCGCTTTTGTAAGTTCTTACTGTGTTAGTCTTCTTGATTAACAAAATGTCTTGTCCTGTAATTTCCATAATTTCTGTTTTTTAATGGATTAAATGGGGGGGCACCTTGCTCACCCAAACATAGGTGGGGTGGTTGGTTGGAAGTACCCTACACAGCCACACACACAACAGGTTTCCAAGTTTTGAAAAAAAAATTTGAAAAAAAATTTGGTAGATATTGAAAATATGTTATACCTTTGGCTGGGTGGGTGGGTATGTCTATGTAGATATTTCTTTCATAATATAGCATAGGAATAAAATATTTCTTCTTAATGTATTGATTATGAATATTTATTTTCTATCTTTGTCCATAGAATGTCAAAACTAAATTATGGAACCAACTAAGATTATAGTACAAAGACTAAAGAAGAATGTAGATAATGACATGGAATTAGCCATGAAATACTATTCTATTCTATCTGTTATAAATTCTCTCAATCTAACTGAAAGAGAAATACAACTCATATCTTTTACAGCTATTAAGGGAAACATTACATATGCTAATGTGAGAGAGGAGTTTTGTAAAACATACAATAGTACATCTCCTTCTATTAATAACATCATCTCCAAACTGAAAAGAATAGGTATATTTATTAAGGAGAATGGTAAGGTGAAGGTAAATCCTGTTATAGTGATTGATTTTAGTAAAGATTTAACGTTAGATATAAAACTAGTACATGGAGAAACCAATATCAATGTCAGTGAAGGAGTGGATCATCAAGAAGATGTCCATTAGTATGGTGATATCAGAGAAGATTATTGATTCTGTTGTTATACATCAGTTTGATTCAGCTAATGATGCTCTTAATGTTAATAAAAGTGTGGAGATTTCTGGATTTGGTAAGTTCTATTTCAACCAGAAGAAAGCTCTTGCACAATACAACAAGTTGTTAAAGATAAAGCAATCATACGAGACATCTCTAGCTGACGAAAACATTACATATACAAAAAGGAATGCTCTTCTGCTTAAGATGCAGATTGTAGACTCAAGTATAAAAACACTAAAACCAAAAATAGATGAGCCTGGGACAAATTTATGAGGGATGGAAGAATCACCTTCTTCCTGAGGAGAGAAATAAAGCTTTCATAGAACATGTTAGTCAAGAAAGACTAACTATATGTCAAGCTTGCGAAGAGCACTCTTCTAATAAGAAAGAATACAAGAGCTTAAGACGTGATGCACATTGCACTAATTGTGGATGTACATTGTCTGCTAAGACTAAATGTTTAACCTGTGATTGTCCATTAAAGAAATGGGTAGCACAACCAATGCCAGAAGACAATGGAACCACTACGTAAAATTCCTTTAGAAATGCTTCTTCAGATTCTTCAAGATCTATACGATAGTGGAGCTGATTATGTAGATATATCAGGAGCCACTGATGTTAATGGTGCTCCAAGAGACACAATTAAGATTACAGTGAGACCAGAATATATGACTAATATTGACAATGATTCTGATGTAGCTATAGAAGAAGAATTTGATATGGACTGGTCTGAAGAAGATATTCCATCACGTCTTTCTGACAAAGATTTAAATGATTTAATATAATGGCAAGAAAACCAAATTACTATCGCCACATAATTAAGGTGTTGGAAAGCTTATATAAAGCTCATCCTACATATAATATAGGAAGACACTTATCCACTGCATTAGATGGACACATAGATGTATGGGGTGTAAGTGATAAAGAATTTCTACATGCTTTACAGAAATATGAAATAGAACTCAATATGGATGTCAATCATGAAGAAGATATAGAAGACATCATAGAAGATGGCATGAATTTGGGGAGAACATTATTTGAAGAGGAGGAAGATTAAAAACAAACACAATGGCAATAAAAAAAACTACATATATAAACACAGAACTTGATTGGGCTGAGGAACAGTTATCAAGCTGGAAACAATACGTTGATGCAAATCCTTTACATGAGTTAGAGGATAGAATCAAATGGAAAGAAACTAAAGCTGGTGGTGCTATGCCTATGGTGATTGCATCTATTGAAGCTCAGGGGAAGTTTGTCCAAGAGACAATGAAAAACTACTTAGCTCTATTAGAGCAAGTGGAAAAACTACGTGAGAAAGAAGAAGCAAAGGTGGTGCCTGTAAGAGGTGGTGTTGAACTAGGAAGTATGGCAGAGGATTTCTTAAAGGGTAGAAAATAATGGATGGATTACAAAGCATTGACTATAAAGACTGGTTCATCAATCAGAAAAGAGTTCCTCAAAAAGACTCAGAGGAATACAGAGAGTTTTATGCTTTTCATAAACAACTGTGTATTGATGGTTGTACAATGGGAGGAGTTTATATTAACCCTTTTCTATATTGGCATTTAAACTTCTGGAATACAGAGGTGGATGTTATCGATGACAGAGGAAGAATATCACAGAAATATGCCAATCCTTATCTACGTGATAATGAGTGGATAATCACAAACGAAATAGATAGAGCACATAACGAAAAGAAAGGCCTAGTAATATTAGGCATTCGTCGTTTAGCTAAGTCAGTAATTGAGAGCTCTTACATAGGTCATGGGGCCACGTTCGATGAGAACTCCCAGAACATTATTGCAGGACTGAATGCTCCCGATATAAAGCTTATCACAGATAAGATTGACAAAGGATTAAACTTCTTACCAGAAGCCTGGAGATGGCAGAGGGTAGAAGACAATTGGAAAAACCAAGTTACATTAGGGATCAAGACAAAAGCAGGAGAGAGAATCCCCTTTTCTCAGATCCTTATTCGTAACTTAGATGGTGGTAACAATGAAGAGGCTATTGCAGGTACAAAACCTAGAAGGCTTATTATTGATGAGATAGGTAAGGGTAACTTCTTACGTGGATTACAAGCTGCTACACCAGGATTCACTACACCATTTGGTTGGGGATGTTCGCCTATACTTACAGGTACAGGTGGAGATATGCAAAACTTCATGGACGCAAAGAGTCTTATGTTTGATGTGGCCAATTTCAACTTCTTAGAATACAATAGTGCTAAGGATGATCAAAGAATCCATGGACTATTTATTTCTCATAAGTATAGAATGGAAGCTAAAGAAGATTCTACATTAGGTGCGTTCTTAGAACAACCAGCAGATTCAGAATTACATAATGTAAAAATGTTAGTCTCTAATTTAGAGATAGCAGATAAGATTACAAATGAAAACCTTGATAGATTAAAGAAAGCTGGTGATAGACTTGCTTATTTAAAAGAGAAGATGTATTATCCACAAGAAGTGGATGACATATTCTTGAACGAGGATACAAATATATTTGATATTGAAGCAGCTAAACGTCAGAAATCCAGACTGTTAGCACAAGAGAGAACAGGAACACCTGTTGTTTTATATGATGATGGAGATGGTGTGAAACATGAATTCACAGATAAGTTACCAATATCAAACTTCCCTCTTAATAATAGTGACAATAAAGAAGCTCCTGTAGTGATATATGAGTTTCCTATATCAGATCCTCCATATGGATTGTATGTAGCAGGGATTGACCCTTATAGACAAGGAAAGTCTGCATATTCAAGTTCGCTTGGATCTGTATACATATATAAACGTATGCATGCTATATCAGGAGAGAAGTATCAAGACATGTTTGTGGCCAGCTATTGTGCTAGACCAGACAAGAAAGAAACATGGGAAGAACAAGCTAGATATTTAATTAAGTATTACAATGCTAGAGCTCTATGTGAGAATGACGAGATATCATTCATTGACTACATGATAGCTAAAGGAGATGCTCATTACTTAGAGAAACAACCAGACTGGTTAAAAGAAATAGTTCCTAACACCACTGTTAGAAGAGATTATGGAATACATAGATCTTCTGAGAAAATACGAGACTTCTTACATGGATGTCTTAAGAAATATTCAGAAGAAGTGGTACATACAGAGAAGGATGAGGATGGAAACATCAAGTCTGAAATAAAAGGTATGGCTAAAATATTTGATCCTGTTCTATTAGAGGAGATGATACAATATAATGAATCAGGCAACTTTGACCGTATCATTGCTGCAGAGCTTGCAATAGCTTTGGCAATGAAACTAGATCCCATTATGGGAAAAATAGGAGGAGAGGAAGATGGAAGAATGAAATCAATGTTCACTAAGAACAAAAAAAATACTCTGTTTACAGAAAGCAGATCAATGTTTAACACACCAAAGAAAAATAAATTGTTTAGATAATGGCAATAATTAGATATACCAAAGACGCTACCATTAGGTATGCATACTTAAACATCTTTCCTGATCAGTTCAAAACAGAAAAGGAAAAACAAGATGAAAGTTGGATTAAGAATACAATGGACTATTTCTCTAATAAAGCATATGCTGAGTATGTGAAGAATAGAGACACATTCGTTAAGAATTATGATCTTATGAAAGGAATCTTACGTATGGAAGATTTCTATCAAGAACCAGAGGTGAGAAGCTTCACAGATGTATTAACATCTGATCTAGAACTTCCTGCTTATGTAAAGATGTATTCTATTATTACCACTCCTGTTAATGAATTAGTAGGAGAAATTTCTAAACGTCCTGATACATTTAGAGTGAAAGCTTTTGATGATGATAGTAAGGCAGAAGAGTTACAGTTTAAAACAGATGCATTACAACAATATGTAATTAGTCAAGTTCAACAACAACTTGCTGAAAAAGCTGCTATTGCAGGAGAAGAAATTGAACCTGAGCAATTACAGCAAATGACAATGGAACAGGTTAAAGATCAGTTAGATAGCTATACATCTGTTGCTGAAAAATGGGCCAATCACGTTCTTACATGTCAAAAAGCTGAGTTTAATTTAAAAGAAAAATCTGAAGATGCATTCAGAGACATGTTGATTTCTGCTAGAGAATTTTACCATATATATGAAGACAACTCAAAACTTGGTTTCAACATCGAAGTGGCTAACCCAAAGAACACTTGGTTTCTTACCACTCCTGATAGAAAATGGATATCTGATCCCACAGGTAGAGCTCAAGGAGCCTATGCTGCTGGTACAGTACAAGTTATGGAGCTTTCGGAGATCATTGAAAGCATACCAGATCTTACAAAAGAGGAGATCGATCACTTACGTTCATCATTACAAGATTATGGATTAATTAATGTACGTGAATCAAACTTAGGTAATCCAGATGCTATTCCTGGACAAGACTCTGTAATGTATGATACATTTGACCCATTAGTGTTACAAACACGTATGATCATTGAATCAGAAATGAAAGAGAATAACGATGGATTAAAAGACTTTTTAGGACTTACTAATAACGTAAGTTCATTTGGATATAAATACGTTGTTGTACGCTCTTATTGGATCTCTAAAAGAAAGATAGGTAAGCTTATTTATATTGATGAGATGGGTAATGAGCAATCAATGTTAGTTGATGAAACTTACAAATCAGGAACTATTCCTACACAACAATCATTAGAATGGGGATGGATTAATGAATGGTACCAAGGAACTAAGATTGGTCCAGACATCTATCACATTAAACCATTTAAGTTATTAAACTATTGTCCTATTATAGGTACAACATATGAGGTGAAGAACACAGAGGCTAAATCTCTTGTAGACTTAATGAAACCTTTCCAAGTCCTTTACAACGTATGTATGAACCAATTGTACAAACTTCTAGAGAAAGAAGTAGGTAAGGTTCAACTTATGTCATTAAGACATATTCCTATTCCTAAAGATGGAGATGCACAAGATGCTCTTGACATATGGGAAATGGAAGCACGTAATAGAGGTGTGGTATTTATTGATGACTCTCCAGAGAACTTAAAAGCTCCTAGTTCATTTAATCAATTTACAGCTCTTGATCTTACACGTACATCAGAGATACAATCTAGATATACATTAGCACAACAATTAAAAGCTGAGTGTTGGGAACTTATAGGTATGTCTAGACAACGTATGGGTGAGGTTTCTGCTTCTGAAAGTGCTACAGGTACAAACACTGCTATGCAACAATCATATTCTCAAACAGAGCCTTTATTTATAGCACATGAGTATGTGATGGGACAACTATATCAAGCCATCATAGATGCTGCATTGTATGTAGAGAGTTCTAAACCACAGAGTACGCTTTCATACATTACAAATGAAGGAGAATCTGCATTTGTACAAGTGAATGGATCAGATCTTAAATTCCGTGACTTAAAAGTGTTTTTAACTAATAGACCTGAAGATACACAAATGTTCAATGAGCTTCGTGCATTGGCACAACCTTTGATGCAGAATGGTGGTTCATTATATGATGTCATAGAACTTTACAGTACTAAGTCTATGAGAGAAATGAAGAAAACATTCAAAGATCTTAGAGACCAACAGATTGCTCAACAACAACAAACTCAACAACTTGAACAACAAAAACTTGAACAACAAGGTCAAGTGGCCCAAGCTCAAATGCAACAAGCTGTTCAATTGGCACAAGAGCAACAAACTCATGATGATTATCAAAATCAACTTGATAGATTATCTAGAGAGAAAATTGCTATTATTCAAGCTACAGGATTTGGAAAAGTGGAAAGTGAAGATGTTAATGCTAATGCTGTTCCTGATGTACTAGAGGTTAGTAAGTTGAACCAAGAGCAAAATAAACTTACGAAAGACTATGGACTAAAGATGGCTGATATTCAATCTAAGAATAAACAAGCTTCTGATAAAATGTCTATAGAAAAAGAAAAATTACAAGTGGCTAGAGAAAATATGGCAAATGATTTAGCAGTGGCTAAAGAAAATGCCAAGGGCAGAAATAACAAAAAAGGTTAAAAAACTTCTCCTCTTCGGAGGAGAAAAAAACATTAATGCTATATTATCTAGAAAATTGGATTAGTTTGATTCATAACCCTTTGATATTAAATAGTGTTGTTATACTTTTACATTAAATAAACCAAACATAAATACAACTACATATGGCTGATAATTTAGAAACTATGGGTAACTTTAGTATCCAAGATACTATGGAAATGGGAATGGGTAACCAAGAACTATTAAATGACTTGTTTTCCCCTGAGACAGCATCTTCTAATCCTGATGATGTTCAACCTATTATTAAAGACGCAGAACCTGCAACTCCTCCTGCTAAACCAGCAGTACCAAAAGGTAAAGAGGTAACACCAGTTGAGGATGATGCTGATGATAAAGAAAAAGGACAATCTCTAATATCAAATTTCTTAGGTGATAACACCAATGAAGAAGATGAAGATGAAGATGATGCACCTGCTCCAGCAGCAAAAGCACCAGTTACTGATGCTACTGCAGATGATGATGCAGATGATGATGGTGCTCCTGAAGGAACACAATTCACTGCTCTTGCAAATGATCTTTATAAATTAGGAGTGTTCACGGATGATGATGGAAATCAAGAACCAGTAAGCACTGCAGAAGAATTTTTAGATAGATTCAATGCTGAAAAGAAAAAAGGTGCTGCTGAAATAGTTGAAAATTTCATAGGGCAATTTGGTGAAGATTACCAAGAAGCTTTTGATGCCATATTTGTAAAAGGAGTTAATCCAAAAGAATATTTTGGTACATATAACCAAGTTGTAAACTTTGCTGAGATGGATCTTTCTGATGAAGGTAATCAAGTGAGAATAATGAAACAAGCATTATCTGATCAAGGGTTTGATCCAGAAGATGTAGAAACAGAAATCGAAAGATTAAAAAATTATGGTGACTTAGAGAATGTATCTGCTAAACACCACAAAGTTTTGGTTAAAAAAGAAGCTTCTAAGCTTCAACAAATGGAAGCTAATGCTGAACAAGAGTTGAAACAAAAGCAAGCTATTAAAAATCAATACATTACAAATGTTCAATCAATCTTACAAGATAAGATAAAGAATAAAGAGTTTGATGGTATTCCTATCAATCCAAAATTAGCAGGCGAACTACAAGACTTCTTATTAGTTGATAAGTGGAAAACTCCTTCAGGAGAAACTCTTACAGATTTTGATCGTGCTATTCTGGATATGAAAAGACCAGAGAATCATGAGATGAAAGTGAAGTTAGGACTTCTTATGAAAATGTTAGAAAAAGATCCTACATTATCAACTATACAAAGAACAGGTGTGACTAAAAAGTCTAATCAACTGTTTGGAGAAGTTGCAAGACAAGTAGAGAAAGCTAAAACAACTGGATCTACTGGTACTGGTGGTGCTAATTCAAAATCATGGTTCTTATAACAAAACAATAAATAATTAACAAAAAAACGAATAACAATGGCAATTCAAACAATTCCTGGGTTAACTGGTTTTACTTATGCTCGTGTAGCGTCCATGGACAAACGTGCTGTAGGAAAACTAACTGACTCTAACCACTTAGAGAGTTTTCACTCTACTGAGCCTGCAGACTATGATAAAAAGATTATCTCTTTATATACTCAGAGCTCACTTTACAGTAATGACTTCTTAGACATGATCAACAAAAGCACACCTTATTACATCGATAATAATAGTGATGCTTGGAAATGGCAAGTAGCAGTTCCTTACAAATTCCCAAAAATCATTGACATCCCTTCTTCTACACAAGACTTAATTGATCTTGGTAAGACAGGTATTGATGGACAAGAATTCTCTTTAGTATTAGATACTAATGAATTTTCTAAAAATGCTATCATCTCTGTAGGTACACGTCAATATGGTCCTAGATTCTATGTAATCAAAGATCCAGTGCCTTGGAATATGGGATTCTTGTACACATTTACATTAGTAACTGATAACCCAGTTGTAGACTTTGTAAACCCTGTGTTTTTACAATATGGTGTTGAACTAGAATTAGTTGATGCTGCTATTGGTGAATTTGATCAAGACTTATTAGGTCTTCCAAGATTAGGTGAGCAAATCACTATGTTCGAATCTTTAGGTTCTGCATATGGATATGAGCACAAAATCACAGAATGGGCTGATGACAAAATGATGAGAGATGCTTCTGGTAAACCATTAGACATTTTAGTGTATGCTCCACAAAGACGTAACCAATTACCTTTAACTCGTAATGATGTTAAATGGGAACCGTTCATCGAATTCTGGATGCGTAAATCAATGTTAGAATTAAAAGTTAAACGTATGATCTGGGCTAAACCAGGTACAGTTAAAACTAACGGTTCTAAACAAGAATTGAAAAGAACATCTGCTGGTGTATACCACAGAATGCGTAACAATGGAAACTTAGTACAATACAACAGAGGTGAATTCTCTGCTAACTTAATCCGTTCTGTATTTGGAGATTTATTCTACAGACGTGTGGACGTTAAAGATAGAAGTGTTAAAATGTATACTAATGAAGCTGGATTCGATGTATTCCAACAAGCTTTGAAAACAGATGCATTAAACTCTGGATTAACTTTCATGGCAGATTCTGGAAACAGATATATGCAAGGTGAAGGACAACACATCACTTACAACTTTGCATTTGATGCAATGGTAACTCGTGAGACTGGACGTGTTGAATTAATCCACTTAAAAGAATTAGATTTACCACAATCTAACTTAGAATTTGGACAAAACAAAAAATCTACTCCAGTATTTATGGTGTTTGATGTTTCTCCAATGTCTGATGGATCAATGGTAAACAACATCCGTGAAGTACGTATGAAGGGTGCACCTTCTATGACTTGGGGTTATATTGATGGTACTCGTCACCACTTAGGTTTTGCTAAATCTCAAGGTATGAGTTCTGCTAATAAATTCCCAGGATACGAAATCTGGATGAAAGATAGATGCGATGTATTTATTGAAGACCTTTCTAGAACTGTGTTGATCGAGGAAATGCCACAATTCTAATAATAAAATCCGAGAAGATTCCCCTCAACTCCTCTCCCTCCTAAGAGGGGATGATTCTCAAACCTAGTGCCTAACTAAGCATTTGCCTTAGCACCTGCACTTTAAAATAGTAAATTAAGAGTGATGGATTGGGGTGTCCCTGGTCGCATATCCTTTCAATAGGAACACTCTGCAAATCGTGTGGTAGAGCAGTTGGTTAGCTTGCTGGACTCATAATCCAGAGGTCGAAGGTTCGAGTCCTTCCCACGCAACTAAAATAAACCAAATTATTAAATAACTACATTATGGGTAAAACAGGCAAAATTTCTACTATTAAAAGAGACTATTCAAATAGTGCTCAATTACAAACTATGGATAGTGGATTATCACAGAAAGGAATGACAAGAATCCCTGGAACAGGAGTATTCAAATATCCTTATAAAGAATTGGATGGAAAGTATAGAACAGGCTTAGATGAGACTGCTGCTTATATTAAAAGAATCCAAGATCCTTTAGAAAAAGAATTAGAAATTGAAAGAGTGAAAGCTCTTAGAATAAAACTTGAAAATGAAATAGGCGATATTGATTTAGGACCTCGTTCATCATTTTGGAATTATGGCTTATCATTATCAACAGATGACCAAACACACGTTCAGTCAGTTAAGTTATTAGATGGTGATAACTATTTTGATTTATCAGTTCCTTTTCAAGAAATAGCCTTTTCATGGTTGAGAGTACATCCAACTATTGCATCTTCATACCAAGCTTGGGAAAGAGGAGAATATGCTGCAGATACACAATTCTACGTTGTAGATGATGAGATTGAAAATGCAGTGATCTTCAAGAAAAAACAATTGATCAACAAAGCAATTGTTAAGTTTGATAGTATGACTCCTGAGAAGAAACGTAAAGTTGCAAGACTTTTAGGTCTTCCAGTATCAGAAGATTCAAAAGAAGAAGTGGTATACAACTTAGTAGATAATGTATTGAAACAAACAGAATTCAAGAATGGTAAGTATTCAGGATTGAATCCAGTTGAAGTGTTCAATAGATTTGCTGACATGAAAGAAGATTTACTCCATATTAAAGATTTAGTAAAACAAGCTGTAGCTCATTCAATATATAGAATCAAACCAAACGGTAAGGTTTATGAAGGTGAATATGAAATAGCTAAAGATGAAGAAGATTTAATTAGATTCTTAGCTGATGATGATAACCAAGATGAGTTATTAGTATTAGAAGGCAAATTAAAAACTAAAAAGCTAGCCTCGGTATAACCGAGGTTAGGTTTAAAATATAAAAGAATATGATACCAGTAGATAGTTTATTATATAAGATTGATCAGAAACTAAATAAACTATCAACTAATGAGCACCAACAGATTCAATTAGAAGACAAGATCTTAGCTTTGAATGAGGCTCAGATTAAGTTGATAAAACAAAAGATCGATGGTATTAGTACTGCTAGTCAGTTAGGCCAAGATGCGTTTAAAAAACGTTATGAAGACTTACAAAGTCTTATAATGAATTATAATCATCAACCTTTAGATCTTACACTAAAGAATCTTGAATTAAATCAATGGTGTACATATGTACATAATCTTACTCCAAAATATATGTTCTACATAGATTCATATTTATTGGCAGATAAAGGAAGATGCAAGGATAGAAAGATTTGGATTAATCGAGATCTTGCAAAACATGGTGACCTACAGTTTATATTAAACAATGATCATTACAAACCAAGTTTTGAATATCAAGAAACATTCAACTCTTTATCATCAGATGAGATAAGTTACTTTACAGATGGTACATTTACCCCAACTAAAGTTTACATAATGTACATGAGATATCCTCAATATATAAATAAAACAGGATATATAATGTTAGATGGAACTCCATCATTTGATCAAGATTGTGAACTTGAATTATATTTAGAAGATGAACTGTTAGATCTTACAGTACAGAATCTAGCAATGTATACTGAAAATGCTTCTGCAGCTCAGAGTGCTCAGTTCAGAATACAAACAAACGAATAAACTTTATTAACATTTAAAATAAATTTAAAATGGCTGATTTTTCATTAACCACGTTGTTCGTGGTTCCAGTGGGGCAAACTGCACTCCCTAGCTCTGGCTCAACACAAAACTTGACTGCAGGACAAGTTGGTATTTTTGGAAGCGATTATTCAGTAGCTACTGCTGTGAATATTGCTGCTTTCCCTTATTTCTACGTAGCTCAAGGTAGAACAAACACTTATTTACAAGGATCTAAAAGATCTGACAAAATCAAAGGATGTCCTTCAGGATCTGGTTGTAGTTCAAACGTAACAGAATGGTACAAAGTATCAGGATGTCCTACAGCTGCAAACCAAATCACTGATGTAACTGATTTCACTGTACAATGTGGAGAAGTTATCACGTTAACTTTACGTGCTCACTCTTCTTACATTGACACATTGTATTTCAATGGATTTACACGTTCAGTAACTATACAAGCACCTTGTTGTGATTGTGACGCTAATCCATGTGCTGATGTAAGTACTAACACTATCATCAATGAATTGATTTATCAATTAAACTTAAAAGCTCCAGGAAACAACCCTGACAACATTTCTTTCTCTACATTCTATACATTTGAAAATGTAGGTGGAACAATTTTACGTATTACAGGAAAACCATTAACTAAATATGGACAACCTTGTGATGTAGCAGCGTTCCCTTTTGAATATGACAGAATGTCTTTCAGAACATTTGTATACGCAGGTCCAGCTACTACTGCTGACTTTATCGTTGCAGATGCTTGTAACTTTGTTGCTCAACCAATCATCACTCAACGTGCTTCTTATGCTTCAGGTACATCTGCAGAAATTGCTCAATTAGAGAAAAACTTCTACAGCTACCAAGCAGGTTATTTGAAACACCTTTACAGAATGAATGGATACAATGAGAACTTTGAGTCTTGGGTATCTGATGGTGCTACTTATGATACATACTACATTAAATTTAATGAGTATAACAAATCTGAGTACCAATGGGGTGATTACATTATGGAAGATTCTACAGTGATCATCGCTGCTCCAAATGCTGCTTCACAAACTGGTGGTGCTACAATTGCTGCAGACATTGAGGCTGTATTAGAAGCTGCTTTAGGTACTGTAGTTGATAACAATGTTTGTATCACAACTACAACTACTACTTCTAGTGCTCCTGCTTCTACAACAACAACTACTTCTACAAATATTCCTTAAGAATAAGAGGTAAAATTTAAACAATAACCTATGCCAGGGGAAAGAGGATAACTCATATTCCTCTGGCATATTTATTTAAAAAACAACATGGCAAACTTACAATTAGATATATTAGTAGTTCCTACTTACAGTGTACTTACAATTGGTATTGCAGATGCTTCTGTATATCCTACTAATCCTCCAGTGGTGTCTGCACCATCTATTGAGATTGATATTCCTGGATTTGGAACCAAAATATTACCATTCGTTCCTAATGAAATCAATGTATTTACATCATCTAATTTGGGAATAACAGATGTTGGTTGTAATCAACCTCTTCCTGATGGAGTTTATAGAATTAAATATTCAGTTGCTCCTGCATATGCAAACTATGTAGAGAAAACAATATTACGTGTTGATAGACTTCAAGAGAAGTTTGACAATGCGTTTTTGCAATTAAATATGATGGAGTGCGATAGAGCTCTTAAAACTCAATCTAGTGTACAATTAAACACAATCAACTTCTTTATACAAGGAGCTATTGCGGCAGCTAATAACTGTGCAGAATATGAATCAAACACATTATATATTCAAGCAGATAATATGTTAAACAACTTTTTAAAATCCAACTGTGGTTGTTCTGGTAACAATTACTTATTAAACTTTTATTAATTATGGCACAATGTACTTCATGTGGAGCTAAAGTGGGATGTGGATGTCAACTAACCAATGGGTTATGTGCACACTGTGCATCTAAAGTTCAAAAATAAATAAGACTAGATTATGTTATCACCAAGATTAACTAATTGCCCAGAATGTGCAAACATTCCTTCTTTACTTAAAAAAATAGATTGCAAGTTAGCAGAACTTGGCAATAATTTGTACAACAATATTTCATATATGTTGAACAAACCTATACCTGCTGGTGACATACTTCAGCTGATAGCATATAGAAGAATACTTATGCATAAGTATTGTAATCCTAATTACGTACATGAATATTCTGTTCAAATGATTGCTAGCAGAGTGATACGTCTTACATTAGGGTGCATTAGTAGATGTAATGAATTAGAACGTTGCTTAGAGGAACCTTGTGACATTAAGATTGTACCAAATCCTACAACTACTAGTACAAGTACACTTCCTCCATCTACAACTACTACTAGTACAACAGTAGTACCAACTACAACAACAACAAGTTCTAGTACATCTACAACAACAAGTACAAGTAGTTCTACAACAACTACTACAACTACTGGCTTTCCATTGAGTAGCTGTTCAGTATTAGTTAATGAAGTTAATGGTAATATTGTTGGATATAATACAAGTACAAATCAAAGTACAGTATTAGCTAATCTTCCTTTAAGTCCTGATGTAGCAAATACTGCTACAAAAATGTGGTTATATTATAATATTGATTCAATTATAAAAGAATATAATATTACACTTAACCCTTGGACATTAAGTTACAATAGAGATATTAGTTATCCAGTTGGTGTAGTATTGGGTGCAGGATTAACTGCTAAAGATGATGTTACATTAATAACAACAAATAATTTAGCATCTCCATCACCAATTATAAAAATTAATATAACAGGTTCTACTGCTATTGTAACTTCTACAATTACATCATTAGATCCTGGATATTATATAAGTGGAGATATATTAATTACTACAACAGGAAAAATAATATGTACAGCTAATTCTGGAAGTGTATATAAATTATTCCAATATGATGAAATAACAGGAACCAAAGAAGTAGAAGTTGATATTTCTGCATTTATTGGATTAGAGTATCCTCTTGGATTAGCTGAAAATAATAATAAGTTATACGTATTGTGTAGTTTAGGTTCTGTATATGAAGTAAATTTAAATTCACCATACACATTAACATTAGTTAATGTTGGAGACTTTACTGTATCAGGAGCATCGCAATCTCCAGAATGTGCTACAGTAAATTTAATTGTTGCACCAACAACTACCACTACAACTACACTTGCTCCAATAAATCCTGATGATATTGCTGGATTATGGGCATGGTATAAAGGAGATGCTGGTGTAATAGGTGGAGCACAAGTTACTACTTGGACAGATCAATCTATACTAGGTAATGATTTACTAACTGAATTAACAGCTTATCCAGAAGCAGTGACTGACACTGTAGGAACATTAAGCACAACAGTTGTTAGAAAAGTTAATTTTGCAACACTTGCAAATATGGCAACAGCTGCTGATTTTCCTAATACCAATTCTACTGGTAGTACTATGTTTGTAGTTTGTAAAGTTATTACTTCTCCTGGTATATTACAATATGTAGTGAAGGCACCAAATATAGAGTTGTATACTGACACTGCACCTGCTATGAATTCTAAAATTGCAGGAGGAGCAACGTTAACTCAAACTGTAGCTTATAATCAATACTATACATTTAGAAACGGTACAGATTTAATCAATGAATATTTTTCTGTAAATAATACAACAACTTTAACTTCACCTGATGCTGCTGGATTTTATTTAGCACGTAAATTTAGAATATTTGCACAAAATGGTCCAGGTACTTTTCCATCTGAACAAGGTGATGTAGCATTTGCTGAAATTATAGTTTACAATACATCATTAACACCTACTGAAATTCTTGGAGTTGAAACATATCTAAGAAATAAATATAATCACTATTAATAATTAAAACTATGTCAAACTGCTCAAATTGTTATAACGGATGTACAGAGATTGTCTCTGACAGATGTGTTAAATATACAGGAATAGATGTTCCTGTCCTAGGAATACAAACAGGTGATTCATTATCATTTGTTGAACAAGCATTAATTACATTTCTTACATCTACATTAGATGGTACAGGAGTGAAGATTGATCTTGGTGATACAGTGGTATGTAACCTTGTACAACAATATCTTCCAACATGTAAAGATCTTACTATTGTAGATATATCAAAAGCTCTTATAGAAGCTGCTTGTGATCTTCAAGAACAAGTAGATGCTATTGATGCAGATCTTGCTATATTGAATGCTGATTATTCAATTGGATGTTTAACAGGTGTTACAGCATCTTCAGATACACATGCTATTGTACAAGCTGTTATTAATAAACTATGTCAAGTACAAGTTGATTTAACAGCATTAGCTTTAAATGTTTCTACAAACTATGTAAGTGTTGCTGATATAGATTCTTATATTCAAGCATACTTGAATAGTATAAGTGTTTCTACATTAGTAAATAATAAAATGGTTCCATTTACAGTTCTTCCTTATTTTGGTCCATTAAGTAATTTTGATGGTTCAGGAGCAGGTATAGGTGATTGGTTAAAAATTTATTTATGTAATGGTCAAAATTTAACTCCTGACTTAAGAGGACGCACGTTAGTTGGTGCTACTACAGGAATGTTTGGAGGACCATTAGCACCAGCAGTTGATTTCAATATACCAGGATCAGGAAGTCCTAATTATATATTAGGAAGTGTTGCAGGAGCTAATCAAGTTGTATTAGATATTACACAAGTACCTTCACATACACACTCAGCTACAGCAGTTTCAACAGTTACACCAGCTACACATTCACATTTAGCAGTGGGTAATGGAACATCTAGCACATTAAATGCAAATGAACCAATTAATCAAGGTAATAGTACAGGTGGAAATTTAGGATATTCTTTAAGATCTACAGCTGCAGGAGTTGCTAGTACTGGTAAAACAAATGATGTTACAATAAGTGCAACTACAAATGTTTCAAATGCTCCTATAGGAGGAGGACTTGGTCATGCAAACATACAACCTTCAATAGGAAGTTATTTTATTATTTACCTACCTTAATTAATTTATCAAGATGGCATATCCTTTTTTACCAGTCAATCCTTGCTGCACAGATGTAGTTTTGAATACACCTTGTGGATGTAGTTCTACAATCACTAACGGTGGTTGTAATAACAACAATCCATGCTCAACGCATTTAACTGCATCTAGCACTATTGTATATGATGGTCCTGTACTTCCATGTATAGTGGCTGAACCATGTGATACGTTGAATGTAATCTTACAGAAGATAGATGAGATTATTTGTAATTTATTAACACAGATAAATTATTTAAATAATCAAGTTACTAATATTACTAATCAAGTGATTACTATTAATGGTGATATAATTAATATATACAATATATTAGATGAGTGTTGTTCTGCAACCACTACATCTACTACCACTACAGCAGCTCCTTGTGAAAGCTTCTCATTAGATAATACAGGAACTGAGGCAGTAGCTATTATTATTACTGATTGTATTACAGGAGACCAAGAAGCAATTGTATTATTGCCAGGAGAAACAAATATTTGTGTTGAAACAGATAGTCCTCTAACTGTTCCTGGAACTGTTATAGTGACACCAAATGGTCCTTGTGGTCCAACAACTACCACAACTACCACTATAGCACCTACTACTACAACCACCACTACATCTTATGCTTGTGAATGTATTACAATATATAATGGGGATAGTAATTTACAAATTGTAACTTACACTGATTGTAATGGTATAGTTAATGAAGTGATTGTTATAGATCCTTTTGAAACAGTTCAAGTTTGTGGATGTTGTGCATCAGCTACTAATGAGCTTGTAACTATTTCGGTAGGTGCAAATTGTATTGATGGAGCATGTCCATCTCCTACAACAACTACTACTACAACTGCTCTATGTAACTGTTTTAATACAGAGATCACTATATTATCAGAAACATTAGCTGCTACAGATAATAATGAAATTACAGTGTTGTATAATGATTGCTTTACTAATCCATATATCAATATATATGATACACCAGGTGTTTACTCATTAGGTTGTGTAGATCAGTCTGTAGGAATAACTGCATTAGGAGAAGTTGATGGTATAGAACAAGCTTTCTATATTGAAATTTCAACAGGTAGTCCTTGTTGTGGTGATATAGGACCAACTACCACTACAACTACAATAGCACCTACAACTACTACCACTACTACATTATCTTGTAACTGTGTAGACATAATCATTAGTCAAGATGATATTGATGATGCTACAGGAAATACAATGGCATTTCTTAATGGTACAGTTCTTTTATGGCCAGAGAAAGATGCTAGTTGTGAAGGACAATTAGCTGGACAAGATCCACCTGCTAGTTTTTCAGTTGCAGGAACTTATACATATTGTTTAAAAGCAAATGTAATTCCTATTCTTGAATTAATATATGTAAAAGATAATGAGACAGTAACTGTTATACAGAGTCAAGTTGTTAATTTAGGAACTCCTTGTTTAGTTAATGGTGAATGTATTCCTACAACTACAACAACAACAACATTAGAACCTACGACAACTACTACAACTACATTGGTACCTACGACAACAACAACTACAACTTCTGGTATTACTTGTGACTGTTTAACTTTTGAAAATACAGATACAATATCTCATAACTTAGGATATACTGATTGTAGTAATTTCCCTGTTACAGGTATAAATATTGATCCGTCTGAAATTATAAGTTTTTGTGGTGATAACCCAGTTGTTAGTAATCCTAGTGTAACAATTACATTTGGAGGAGCTTGTGTTTTAGAAGTTTGCCCAACTACTACAACTACAACTACAATTTTAGATTGTTCATTTATAGGAACTGCTAATGAAGTTCCAACTACAACAACTACAACCACTTTAAGCCCAGGATAACATGAGTTGCTCTCAAGTAAATAACACAACAATACATGGAACGAGTACTATCACATATGATGGTACTCCACTTCCTTGTACAGACGTGAATACATGTGATGGATTAAATACTATCCTTGATAAGTTTGACACTATTATATGTGATGTTAAAGAAAGTGTTGATATTCTTACAGAAGAAATAACAGATATTACAGAAACTATAATGATTATAGGAGAGGATATTATCAATATTTATAATCAGTTAGAAATATGCTGTCCTACATGTGATTTTACTGGAACTGCTGATCAGTTACCAGATCCAACTACCACAACTACAAGTAGTAGTTCTACCAGTACTTCTACTACAACAAGTAGTTCTAGTACAACTTCTACTACAAGTAGTACAACTACTGTACCACCAACTTCTACTACAACAAGTACTAGTAGTTCAACTAGCACAAGTACTTCTACTAGTACTTCTACTTCTACTAGTACATCTACAAGTACAAGTACTTCTACTAGTACGTCTAGTACATCAACTACTACTAGTACAACTACTGCAGCACCTGCTTTAGGATGTATTAAAGTTACTAATACTATTTCCTCAGGAGGTACGTCAGAATGTGATGGAACACCATATCCTATAATACTTGGAAGTGTTACAGTTGAGTTATTAGATAATTTAGGTAATCCAGTAATTGCTACAGAAGACATTACAGTAACTCTTGCATTTGAAACTAGACAATGTTTTGATCCTGGACCTATTCCAATTAATCAACCTGTAACTATTAATACTGGCACATCTTCAAATGGTTATGGTTATACAGAACAAATAGTTAATGATTGTGGAGTAAATGACTGTCAAACATTGACTGACTTTTTCCAATCAGTAGTTAGTATATCTCCAAGCAGTTATTCATTGTGTCCTGAAACAACAACTACTACCACTACACTTTAATTTAAAATCAATTAATATATAAAAAATATGACAACGTTAATAACATTAAACATACCAGTTGGTGGGGACGCAGGTCCTTTTAATTTATACTCAAATACAGATGGGTACACAGTACCATTTGCAACAGGTATATCTGCAGCTGCTTTAACAGCTGGTTATACATCAACAGTGGTTCCTGATGGAACAACAATCATTAGAGTGGTATCTACAGGAGTATGTACAAACTATATTGATATAACAATCAATTTAGTTACAACTACCACAACTACTAGTACAAGTTCTACAACTACTAGTACTACTACCACTGCTCCTCCTACAACTACCACTACAAGTAGTTCTAGTACATCAACTAGTACATCAACCAGTACTTCTACTAGCACCTCTACTTCTACTTCTACAAGTACAACTACATCAACTAGTAGTACTACTACAACCACTACTACATTTCCTCCATTAATATTATGTATAAATTATGAGGTAAGTGGTGAAAATACGTTTGTTAATTGGACTGATTGTGATGGAAATCCTCAATCATATGAACTTACTGTATTTGAGACTTATCTGTTCTGTGCATTAGAAGGTACAGTTACTGCAACAGGTGCAACAATTATACCTGGAGGACCTTGTGGTGGCGAAGTTACTTGTACTGAATTTACATTAGCTAGTTTATTTCCACAAAATATAAATTTTGACTATATAGATTGTGCTGGTGCTTCTCAAAGCATAACATTAAATGATACATCAACTGTAGTTTGTGCACAAAGTGTAACTCCTCCAACACAACCAAGTAATCAATGGTCAATAATTTTAGGTGGTGATTGTACACCAGCAACTACTACAACAACAACTACCACTTTTGGTCCATGTACTGAATTTGTTGCAGATGGTACAATAGAGGGTGGTGGAACAGTAAGTTATACTGATTGTTTTGGTAATCCTCAGTCACTTGTAGTTCCTTCTGGTATTGTTAGTGATCCTTTCTGTGCATTTGCAGGTTCAGTAGACGCAGGTGGTGTAGCAATACTTATAATAGGTCCTTGTACACCTTAATTTAAAATCAATAATATTATGACAGTATTAATAACATTAACAATAGCAGGGACTGATTCAGGTCCATTTGATTTGTATTCAAATTTAGATGGGTATGTATCAGCTTTTGAAACAGGAGTCTCTAAATCTGCTTTATTAGCAGGATATTCTTCTGCACTAGTTCCTGATTACACAACAATTATTAGAGTGAAGTCAGATGGTGTGTGTTTAAATTACGTAGATATTATATTAACATCTGCTACAACTACAACCACATCAACAACAGCAGTACCAACAACCACAACAACAACAACTGTAGCACCAACAACAACTACGACTACTACAATACCTTAAAACAATAAAAAATCTTGTTTTGTTGGTTTTACAAGATTTCTCCTAGGGACAAATTGTCTCTAGGAGTTTTTGTTTCTAACTAATTTAGTTATAAATAATTAACTCTCTAACTAAAATTATTTGGAATATATGAAAACTATTATTTATCTTTACAATATTTTTAACTAATATAAGTACATATGTCTGAAAATCAAAGTTTGTTAAACCGATTAGAAGAGTTGTTAAGTCAGAAGAAAAGTAAAAAATTCTACGCTGAGAAACTAGGGATAAGTGAATTTGAGGTCAATGAACTCATGAAAGAACTTAAAGAAAAAGATAATGAAGATGTGGTTAAAAACTTTGCAGAAGAACGTAAAGTGAATGTTGAGAAAGGAACAATAGAAAGTACAATAGTTACAGACTTCGAACCTAAAGATGATATTGAACTAGCTAAGCTACATAAAATAAATTTAGATAAATACATCATAACCAACTACTGGTCTAAGATGTTACCAAGTGGGAGGTTTACTTCCTCAATCTTTTCAAAAAGAAAAGAAGCAAAAGATTACTCTCCTGAAGACTTTGCTAAGTTTTTAGAAAACTACAAACCAAATAATGTATCAATCACCAAAGTAGATCGTACTAATAGTAAAGACTACGTAGATGTAGAAATCTCTATATCTGATTATCATTTAGCTAAGAGAACAGTAGATGGTGATAATGATGTGACAACAAGAGCTTTAAGATATGTTACTGTGGCTCAGTCTTTGATTGATAAAGTGGAAGCTTGTTACAATATAAACACTGTTGTTCTTCCTATATCAAATGATTACTTCCATACTGATAACTATCAACATCAAACTACAAATGGTACTCCACAAGATACTATAATGGATTATGCTGATGAGTATGAAGTAGGATTTGCTATTCTTGTAGATACAATCAACATATTAAGAAAACATTCTAGCACTGTAAAGGTGGTATTGGTACAAGGAAATCATGACAGAACTAAATCTTTTTACTTAGCTCATGCATTAGATGTATTCTTTAAAGATGTAGAAGATGTAGAGTTTATAAGAGAACATAGTGTTATTAAAGGTTTGACATTAGGAAATACATTTATTGGATGGCACCATGGTAATTGTAAGTTAGAAGACTTACCATTATTGTTTGCAACACATCCAAAATATAGTCATCAATTTGGTGATGCTGTTTACAGAGAGGTACATACAGGAGATAAACATCACTATATGGCTAAAGAGGTTAAGGGAGTGAGAATACAACAAATGCCTAGCTTATCAGGAACTGATAGATGGCACTTAGATAATAACTTCGTACACTCAGTACGTGCTGCTCTTGCTTTAGTCTATGATCTTAATCTAGGTAAAATAGCAGAGTTTGAAACTAGAATATAACTATGGCAACATTAAGAAAATTAGTATCCGATGTTAGAAGTGTCCACAAGATACTTTCTACAGACAGTCTTATTACAGATAGAGCAATCGCATCTGAGATAAGAAACAATGCTTTAATGCTAATTAAAAGAGAAACCAATCTAAGAAAACTTTGGGCCACTGATACATTATTCACTACTATTCCTTGTTTAGAAATGATAGAAGTATCTATTTCTGAATGTTGTAATTATGTAGATGAATGTAGTATAGCTAGAACTAAGTTTAAACTTCCACGTATATCAGAAGGTAATTACCAATATGTAATACAAGGAGTTTACTCTATCAATGCTATGAGTGGTCAAGGAAAGAAACTAAAAGAAATAACTATTAATAGATATATAAATCTTTTAAAGCTTCCTATAATCAAGAAAGAAGAATACTACTGGATATCTAATGGATATCTATATGTAAACAATCCTTTACTTAAAGCAATCAGATTTGTAGCTTTATTTGAAGAAGATGTTGAAAATGAAATTATGTATCCAGAATGTGGATGTGGAACTCCAGATTATACACTCGAACAATTGTGTATGAATCCATTAGATAAAGAGTTTCCTCTTCCTGGATACTTAGAACAACAAACATTACAACTTACATCTCAAAAACTTTTATCTACATATTTCAACCTTAAAACAGATACTAGTTCAGAAGGAATAGATGGTCAAGCTCCAAACTCAAAACCAACTAATTAATGAGAACAAAGATTGATTGGAGAAGCTCTAGCAAAGAAAACTATAATCAGTTTTGTAAAAAGAATCCATCTATAAAACTTACATATGATGAATGGAGAAATATTCTCTATACGTTCAATGAGTCTTATAAAGAATATATTTTAGAAACAGGAGATAGAGCAAAGTTACCTTATGGGTTTGGAGAGTTCTCAATCAATAAAAAGAAAAGAAGAAGGTTAAAAAATAATATAGATGGTAAAGAGTTTGTAAACCTACCAATCGATTGGCAAAAAACTAAAGAAAAAGGAAAGGTTATTTATAACTTCAATTATCATACAGAGGGATACTTCTTTGGTTGGATGTGGTTTAAAAATACAGCACGTTTCAGAAATGCTGATCTGTGGTATTTTAAACCTTCAAGACTTACATCAAGACTATTATCACATTACATAAAAACCAACGACAAGTACCAAAATATTTACCGAGAATGGAAAAAATAATGAACTATGTCATACTATTATAAATACAATTTTGTATCCCCAGAGCCTGTCTACTCAACAGTTAAAGAAGAGCTTAAGAGCTATTTTGATACTGGTGCAGTGGACGATCTTTTATTTCCTACTTACTTAGACAAAGCTCTAAAGAAGTTAGGAAGAACAACCTTTGTTATAAGCGAAGAGATTCTTTATATAGAAGATTTTGAAGCTAGACTTCCTGATAATTTCTATGCTGTAAGAGAAGCGTGGATGTGTACACAAGTTTCTGGATATCCATATCAATCAGCTAACTCATTCTATTCTCAAGCAGCTAATGCAACTACTATTCAAGTGGCTCCATTAACTATTGGAGGAACTCCTTGTAATAGACCTGGTTGTCAAGTTCCACAATGTGATGGTACATGTATGCCAGAATTAGTTCAAGCTGTATATAAAACAAATAACACTGTGGCTAGAGGATTTACTCATGAGTATTTACTTAAACCTGGAAATATATCTGCAAGACAAAACTGTGGAGTGGAATATACAAACAATTGGGACTTCTATGCAGAAGCTCCTCCTATACATGAGTTCACTCCTGGTGCTGCTAGTTATGACTCATTTGATATTAGAGACAATAAGTTTGTAACTAATTTTAGAAATGGTGTTGTTCACTTGTTATTTTATGCTACAGAATACGATGAGATAGGTAATCAAATGATTCCTGATAATTATCGTATTAGAGAATATGTAGAAGCATTCATTAAATTTAAAATGTTTGAAACTCTTACGAATCAAACTAATGATGAAACTTTCAATCAGTTACAACAAAAGATGATGTATCATAAGCAGGCCTATGAGGAAGCTTACATCATGGCTGAGATTGAAATGAAAAAACAAAGTCCTTGGGAAAAACAAAGAAGAATCAAAAATGATCTTAACAGGTTTAATATGTACGAACTTCCTAACAGAACTAATCGTTATGGAAGAAGACGTAATAATTAATCATTATGGCTGAAGAAAAACAACAATCAAACATAAGACAAGAGTATAACAATGCTACTGTAGGACTGAACATGGATCAATCTGTTAATCAGATTAAACCAGGTACTCTTACATATGCATTAAACGCTGCTTTAGAAAACTTTGACGCAAACTCTGTTAATTATCAAAATGAACCAGGTAATGAATTATGTGTTAGTTTCCCTAATGGATACTCTTTAATAGGAAATTATTTCATACAAGAAAAAAATAAACAAATATTCTTTTTAGTAAATTCTTCTACAGGACAAAGTGAAATAGGACAAATGATTAATAATGATTGTGTTTACAGAAAAATTGTAAATGCTGATTGTCTTAATTTCAACATAAACTATCCAATACATAAAGTGGTACACAGAATAACAAATTGTGCTACAGAAATATATTGGACAGATGGACTTAATGCTAGAAGATATATGGACATTGATGCAATTCCTTATATAACAGAAATAGTTCCTAACACATGTGATGTAATTATAACTAATGAATTAGATTGTAATAAATTAAAAATACAACCAGACTTCAGCATTCCTCAATTAGAAATTGTAGATGTTGTTTCTGGAGGAGAACTTTTTGCTGGTACATATCAGTTTGCAGTTCAGTATTCAGACATTTCTGGTAATCCTTATACAAGTTATTATTCAGTAACAAATCCTTGTCCTATAGCTGATACAGGTATCACTACAGTTAACTTTAATTACAATGTAGGAAAATCTATAATTGTTAATGTTTCTAATCTTGAAACATCAGGACAGTTTCAATATTTTAATCTAGCTGTAATTAAAACAATAAACAATGTTTCTTCAGTTGAATTATTAGGAACATATTATATTGATAATTTCTTTAGAAAAGTAACATACACAGGTCAAAGTGTCACTAACATAAAACTTGCTATAGAAGATATATTTGAAAAGTTTCCTTATTATGATATAGCACAGGATATCACTGTAGCACAAGATGTACTTATATGGGATCAACTTTCAGCTATTGATAGAATTAATTATCAAGATATAGCTAATCAAATTACTTTATTGTGGGAGAGTTGGAGAATCCCTGCTACAGAAAATTACTCAGATGAATTGAATGCTACAAACTTACGTGGATACTTACGTGATGAGGTGTATGCATTTGAAATAGTATTTTTATTAGATAATGGAAAACAGACAGATGGTTTTCATATTCCTGGTAGAGTGCAAAACAATAATGAGTTTTCACAACCAAACATATTTCCATCTAATCCAGATTTTATAGGTATCCCTGATCCAATTACAGGATCAAGTCCTTATTGGAAAATATATAATACAGGTTCTGTATTAGGTACATATCCTGGATTTACAAATGCTCCTGATTATAAAGGACCATATGAATTTGGAGAATTTGCATATTGGGAATCTGAAGAAACATATCCTTGTAATGAAAAGGTATGGGGGGATCTTGCTGGTCAACCTATTAGACATCACAAGTTTCCAGATATATTAATTAGTCCTGCGTTTGAATCAGCTACTCCACAAATTATAGCTGATCAGTATGCAGTGGAATTACAAACAAATAGTGCTGTTTATCCAATTGGTGTAAAAATAGATGTTAATCAAATTAAACAATTAATAGGCTCTTCTAGTTTAACTAATGAAGAAAAAGCACAAATTGTAGGATTTAAAATAGTAAGAGGAGATAGAAGTACAAACAGATCTATTATTGCTAAAGGCATGTTACGTAATGTAGGAACATACGAAAGACAAAACGAAACTTTTTATTTTCCAAACTATCCATATAATGATCTTGGAAATGTATTAGGAGAAGATCCTTTTTTAGGAGCAACGAATAATGCATATTTAGAAGTGTGTGAACCTTTTGATGTAACTATTTTAAAATTTAACAAAGTAGATGCTACAGGTCCTTACATGGAAGTTAAGTATACAGATTGTAATACAAACAAAAGTCTTACTGAAAAATTTTATGAATTAGGTACACATAGAATTTGTTCTATTACAAAGCCTACATTTTTAGGAAAAGGTGTTTTTAATAGAATGGAACAAACAGGTAGTGGTCCAGTTCCTTATGGTTACACTACTCTTCAAATATTTTGGGGAAACATTCCTGAAGATGATAAATGTATAGCTTATTCTTCATATGCAAATTATGATGTTTGGGCAATTAGGATAGGTCAAAATGATTTTGGGTTTGATCACGCTGGATTTGCAGCTTGTTGGCTTGATGCTATATCAGGAAGTATAGAAGGACCTTGGGTTGTAGGTGGAAGACCTTTGCAAGTACACACTGTTGCAGGAAGTGGAGAACCTCAAGAATGTAGAGGAGCTGATAAACAACAAAGAATTTATTTAGAAAGAGAAGTTAGAGATCCAGATTGTAAAAAAGAAACTCCGCAACCACCGCTACCTTCAAATGATATTGCTAGAACTAGACAAATATTTAATTCTCCAGAAACTTCTTTTGGACAACCTTTCTTAGGTGATATATTGAAACTGGAAAATGTAATGTATGGTGCTGGAAAAGCACATTTTGTAGAGGTGAGAGATAATGCTAAGTATAGACTTTTAAGTGAAGAAGCACAACGAGTTGCATTAGATAGTTGTTTTGGTATTGCAGGTGGTGGTAACATTGCTGCAGTATTTGCAGCATATCAAGCATATTTAGAAATTTATGTAAACGGTATTACAAGAAAGAACTTTGCTTATTCATTTAATTCTAGAGCTAGTTATTCTTATTCTTCACCAATAAATAATAATCTTGGTATAAAACAAAGAGACCTTGACATACAAAGATATTTAATTCCAGGTGTACAAAATGTAGGAGATGATAATAACATAAATAACTTCAATAGAGAAACATCTGTTTATTTAAAAACTAATGAAGATAAATCAGCTTTTCCTTTTCCAAATCAAACTGATTCATTATTATATTTAGGACAACCTTTAATTAGTGACTATTCTAGATTTACAATAGGTGGATCAAATGCTTGTGCTACACCAGAGAGAGAACAAGATATACAAGTTGTTTCTTATTATGGATCTTTAAAAAATATAGCTCTAACTCAATGGGGACAAATATATTCGTATCAAACAATTGATACAGGATTTCAATTAATATTTAATGGTACTAATCCAGCTGAAGCCACTGTATTTGGTGGTGATACATTTATTTCTAGATTTGCATATAAAACAAAACTTCCTTTCTTTTTAGAAAATAGAGTGAATGCTCCTGATGATTCAGATGTGTTTTATGATGCTATAGGGAATATTGCCTATCCAAAATACTGGCATTCTGCAAGAAGTATATTAAGAAGTGCTAGTGGACTTGTAAACTTTATATCTTTCAAAGCTACTAGTTTTGATTGTCCTAATGATACAACACAATACACTAGTGCTAATTCTCCAAGTGAGTTAACTTACTATGATGGGTATTTCTATATGTTTGCATATGGAGTTCCTAGTTTCTATTGTGAGACATCTTATAATCTTGATCTTCGTCAAGCATTTAATAATAGAGAAGGAGATTTCTGGCCACATGTTTCATCTGGTATTCCTGATGATTGGGTGCAACAATCTTTTGTTCCTATTGAACAAGACAACACTTATTATTATAATGTAACGTTCTCTAAACAAAATAAAGAAAACTTTTTCTCTCACCTTCCTAATGATTGGGAGAGTAGATGTTTTACAGAATATCCATTTAGAGCTATCTACTCAGATGTTCAAATTGTAGATACTGACAATAGAGTGAACAACTGGTTAATATATAGAGCAATTTCATATTTTGATTTTCCTCAAAATTATGGAAATCTAACGTCATTAGATGGTATTCAAAATAAAGCTGTACTTGCTAGGTTTGAAAACAAATCATTGTTATATAATACAATGCTTACAATTGATACAAGTAATCCACAAGCGGCTTACATTGGTAATCCAGCATTGTTTAGAAGTGCTCCTCCAATTGATTTTGCTGAAACAGATCTTGGATATGTAGGAAGTCAAAACAAGATGTTATTAAAGATTCCTCAAGGACAAGTAACTGTTGATGCTAAACGTGGACAAATATTCCTTATATCAGGAACACAAGCTGTTGACATGACAGGATTTGGTTCTGGTGTAAATAGATTTATGACAGACCATTTATCATTTGAGATACTTAGATATTTTCCAAAAGCAGATGTAGATAACCATTTTAATGGTATTGGTTTACATGGTGTGTATGATAGTAAATTTGATAGAGTTATTATTACTAAACTAGATTACATTCCTTTAGATAAAGATATTAAATATGATGATGTTACAAAAGAATTTTATTTAGAATCTACAATAAATGATTTTACATTTAGAGATCAAGTATATTTAGATGATCCTGATTACTTCTGTAATAAATCTTGGACTATATCATTTAACTTCAACACTAAGTCTTGGGTGAGTTTCCATAGTTATATTCCTAATTTCTATATAGGAGAAAACAATTTCTTCTATTCAGGACTTAATGGGTGTTGTGATTCTATAAATGGAGAAGCTACATTTGAAGCTTTTGTTGGTGATATTAATAGAATAATACCTACAACTACCACTACAACAACTGCTATAAAAATTACTACATCAACAACAAGTACTACTACAACTATGTTATATTGCGATTTAGAAGGAACAGTTATTGAAACATCATGTGAGTTAGAAGGAGATGGAGTAATTACAGTTCCTCCTGTACCCACAACTACAATTTGTCAAAGAAGTAATGTCCCTAATTCAGATGTATTTGTTACAGGATATTTAGAAAGCTGTGGTCCTGAAGTTATTACAACAGGTAGTTTAGAAGATGCTTGTGCAGGAATTGCTTATTTAAATTCAGTTAATTTAAATTATGTTATTATAAATTCAATATCAATTGGTTATTTTTCATTAGAGCTTGGTCAAATGGTTTATTTAAATGCAGAATCTACAGATTGTACAACAGTTCCTGATGGATTCTACTTTACAGAAGAAAGTTCTTTTTACACTACTGTTTATGAAACTCAAGATGGAATGATAGTTGGAATATATAATTGTAGCACTACAACAACTACTACAACATTTGTTCCTAATACATTCTGTTATACAGTTTACATGTATGGTGATTTAACATTGTTCTGGGTAGATGGAACTGGAACACTTAATCAATTAGATAAATACAATGTAGATGATTATGCAATTGTTCTATGTGCTCAATACGAATCAATTTATCTTGTTTCTGAAGATGAAGATAGTTCTATATTTGTAGACGCATGTGGTGACCCATGTACAAGTGTAATTGATTGCCCACCTACTACTACAACAACAACTACAATATAATGAAAAGAGAAATTACAATAAAGCTAACACAGACAGGTCCTAATGCAGGACCTTTTAGTGTTGTTGATAACTTTGGAAATGTACTTGATGAATTAGTAAGTAGAAAAGAGTTAATAAGAGGTAAAACATATCTTGTTGATGTTGTCAGTACTGTTATAATAATTAGATCTATTGGTGAATGTATTTTTGAGAAATCATTTCCTTTAGAAGAAACAAACTTTGTAGATTATGCAGCTATTGGATATACACAATCAAAGACAGCATGTCTATGGACACATTTGAATAATATAAGAATTTATAATTATTTCTATAATAATATAAGACCGTACGTTATTGAATATCCATTTGCTTATCAATATCAAGATGAAATCTTACAGAACGTTAAAGACTATACTAAGGCATATGAATATCTTTCTATATCTGATGGTGTGTTTAATGATAACGCAAGAATAGAAACAAACAATAAATGGTTTAACAAAGCTATTCTATATAATGGACAACAGAGTTCTGGAATATTAGAACTTGTTCCTAAACCTATGAATAACTTACAAGCATACGGAAAGTATCCAATATATAATACAGATAGTAAAACAATCACTTATACCAAGAGTGATAACTTCTATCAGTATAATACATTCTGGGCTTTAGAGAAGAGTTCTCAGGTTCCATTGTTTAGAACATCATGTGAGTCTATGTCAATAGATAAAGTGGTGAATCAAGAGAATATGGACTATGGATTGAGAAGTTTTAAGAAAGCAACAATAAGAGCAAAAGAATTGAAGGTGAGACACATTCTTGATAACTCTGCAACAACACATTTAGTGTCTCAATTTATATTAACACCTGCACAAATATCTTATAAGTAATGAGTAATAGTGGTAAAGTAAAATGCACATGTGGATGGAGTTGGAACAAATCTGATTCTAGTAAGAAAGATATGTACGTATGTCATGAGTGTGGTAGAGACAATAGTAACAACATGAAGAATGGTGGTTGGTTAGACAATTATAATGATTCAGAAGTATCATTACCAGAAGGATTTGTTGGTATGGGTAATAACACCAAAGGAAGAAACTATTCTCCTGCATGGGGTGGACAGTTTGAAGATGGTGGAGAACTTACTCCTATTGCACAGAATGGAACAAGAGCAGATAGTTTATTTTTATTAAAAAATAATAAAATAATTAAAAACTTAGAAAAAAGTGGTTATAAATGGACAGGTAAAAGAGATAATTATAATAATAAAGTTTTATGGAAAAAAGAGTATGACTTTCTAGAGAAAAACCTTCCAAAACTAATAGCTAATGATAAAAAAAAGAAACAAAAAACTAAACCTTATAGTACATATATAGACAAGCGTAATAAACTTTTAGGAACGCAAGATTGGCTTGAGTTAGGTAATGAAGATTATTATATGCCTAAACAATATATACATCCAGATATAGTTCCACAATTTAGTGGTGATTTAAAAAGAGAAAATAAAGACCGAATCCATTCTATATATTCATATGGATATGATGATTTAGCTATTACACCATTTGATATGCTAACACCAGAACAAAAAAAACTAAGAGTTAAAAAATATGGAACAGATGGTGTACCTAAAAGTTATATTAAAGGCATTAAAGATAAATTAAATAAAGATCCAGAAATAAAACCAACTGGAGCACCTATTTATAATAAAGTTGAAAAAAGATATGAGTGGGAAGGAACACTTAATCCTTTACCAAAACAACAAAAAGTGGAAGCTATAAACTTACCACCAATGCAAAATCAATCTGTAAGTTTTCCTAATCAAGAAATAGATGTAAGAACACTAGCTCAAGCACCTACATCATTTGACATATCTTCTCAAAGATATAATATGCAAGGACCAAGTGATTATTATAATTATAATGAAGAAGGTGTTGATTATGAAACAGCACTTAGAGCACAACAAGCTGCTGAAAAATATAATACAGAGATAGAAAAAAGATATGGTCCTCAGAATGAATATAGAACAGAAAAATCTAGACAAGAGGCAGCCAGAAGATTAGAACAATTAAAACAGGATGTTAAGGTGAGACCTAATTATCAAATGGGTGGATCTGTTTATCCAGTTAACTATGTTCCTGAAGCACAGATGGGTGCATCTATTCCAGGAGCTGTAGGTTTCTCATATGCACGTACACAATCTCCTGCTCCTAGTAATGGGAAGTATGCAAAGAAAACAATGGCTTCTGCTCAGAAAGGAAAAACTATTCCTAAACTTGATATAAGTCAACTTGATTTAACTATACCTAAGTCTACAGGATATGCTTGGGCTGATAACATAGTTAAGAAGAATAAAAAAGGATTAGAAAAAGTTAAAGAGCTAAAGACCAAAGTTGATGATAGAGGAATTGCTGCTATCAAGAAACAATATAAAGTTGATGATGCAACAGCAAAAAAATTATATAATAATAGTAAAAATTTAGAACAAGAACAATCTGAAGTTAGATCATACACTCCTCAATCTACACTTTCAAAAACATGGGATGTTATTACAAACCCAATGACAGCACTTGGTTATGTTGCAAGAAATGAAGATTTACCTGATAACTTTACAAGAGGTGACAGAAGTAATCTTGATATGGCAACTGATGTTATTAACCCAGCAGCTTGGGCTAATTATGGAGCACTTGGATTAAGTGATCTTTCAAATGTTCCTGGACAATTATTAGAAGGAGATTTTCAAGGTGCTGGTGAATCAACATTAATTGGTACACTAAATATGCTTGGTGCAGTTCCATTAGGTCAAGAATTGAAACCTTTTATACCTTCTGCACTAAAAACTTTACCTAAAGCAAAGAACGTTAAAGATGCATTAGGTACATTTAGAGGAATTCCTACTGAACGATCTTTACCAAGATTGTCTCCTGAAGAATTAAAAGTATATAGACAAGTTCAAGAAGTAGGAAGAATGAGAGCAACTAATAAACCTATTTCTGAACAATATAGATATGCTGTAGATCAAAATCTACCAGAAGAACATTTACAAAAAGTATTTGGTAGAGGTAGAGAAGAAATAGAAAGGATTTTACCAAATGAAATAGAAGCTCAAGCTTTAAGAGATGCTAATCCAATACCTATATCAGAAAGATTTGATTTAACTAGACCACCTAGACAACCAAGATCTACACCTATGGATCAGGAAGCTAATGACTTGTTTAATCAAATGCCTGAATCACTTAGAGCAAGAATTCAAGCTATAGATCCTAGACGTAATACACAAGTACCTACATCACTAGATGACATGTTTGCACAACTAGATGCAGGAACACATTCTTCTCAAACAAGTGGAGGTTATGGTGACATAAGACGAAGAATGGGAAATTGGGATGATGAAATGAATGCAGCTAGAAGAGTAGATCCTGAAGCACAGAATGCTGTGAGAAGTTATTCAGACGATTATGATGAATTTATAGAACCTGATACATCTGGACCTATTACCACAGAGGTAAACCAAAGTTCAAAAATAGAAAGAGCTACTGATGCATTAGAACAATTTAGTGGAGCAGCTAATAGAATTGGAGAGAGTCAAGCTGCAAGATTACAAAATAAACTTAATCAAGCTATTTCTGAATATCCATATTACGAAGGTCCAGTTTTGCAGAATGTACCATCATTATCATTGAGTAGTTCTGGTTCATTAAAGAATGTTTCTAACAAAGTTGGTAAACAATCTTTTTCTGGTATAGGTCCAGGAGATGTATTTACAGGAAGTCTTAATACATCTCATAGTTCATATCTTCCTCAGTTAAAACAAATATTTAAATACAATCAAGGAGCTCCTCAATTCTTTGGATATCAACCAATGAACACTCTAGGATTCTTAAATAATTTTAATTATTCTGTTGATGATATTGCAAAATATCTTAACACAGAAATAGATGATCAAATCAGAAGAGGAATAGTTCCTGATAATATATTAAGACCATATGCTACAAATAAACCTGGTGCAAGATATCAGTCTGTACAACTTCCTCATTATGGTATAAAACAAAACCCTCTTACACATAGAGAAGGTGGAGTCATTAAAGATGACAGAGGACAATGGGATCATCCAGGAGAGATAACAGAAATCAATAGTAACGAAATAACAATGGGACCAGATCCTATTACAGGTAAGAAATTAACAAGACCTTTAATTGGAGTATCTGATACAGGTGATGTAAAAATAATGAAGCCTGGTAAAAATTATAAGTTTAAGGGTAAGAAGGTTACGGAATATCCTATGGCTAAGAATGGATTAAGACAAGAACAAAAAGGTTTGGTTAACTTAGATCAATTAACTAACTTTACAAACTATAATACAAAACAACCAGGAGGCTGGTTAGATAAATATTAAAATATGAAAGCAGAATTCTTAAAAATCGCAGGTGTAAAATCTGATAAAGCATTTTACAAAAAGTACCCAACTGAAGCAGCATTCTTCAAAGCTCATCCAGAAGCTAAGAAATCAGTTAAGAAAGCTCAGTATGGTGTAGTGGCTGGCGTTAGTAATTATTTACAATCAATGAATAATGTTCCTAATATGCAGAACATGATGCAAGGACAGATGCAATCTCCTGGTGTTAATGCTGGAATGTTTAGTGGTTCACAAGTTGATAATAGTGTATCTACAATTAATGCTTCTCAATTAGCAGATGATAAATCTGGATATGCTTTTGCTGGAGGTCCTAATACTAACGTTGATAAACTAAATAATCTTGGTAGTCAATTAAGTACTTATGCACCTATGGCTGGTCAACTTATTTCTGGTTATCAAAACTTAAGAGCAGGTAGAAGAGCTAGAAAAGAAGCAGAGATGTGGGCTAAGGTTACAGGTCTTCAAGCACAAGCAGCTGAATCTGTAGATGTAGATGATCCAAGACAATACACAGAAAATGCAGAAAGAAGAAGAAGAGCATTTATGCCTGAAATGACAGGTGAAGAATTCTTTCCTGTATATGGTGTGGGTACAAATGTACTTGGTAGAAATGGTGCTAGATTACAAGATGGAGGAATGATTGGTGGTAATCCTACAGAAATACAAAATACTTACGGTAATGGTAATTCTTTATATGACAATCTTGAGTATGAACCACTATATGATGTAGATCAAGTTAAATCATATAAAATGGGAGGTTATCTACCTAAAGCATTTGCTGGGGCAGAGATGTTTGAACCATCTAGTATGATGTCTTCAATGGGAGGAGGAGGAACTCCATGGGGAGCAATTGGAGGAATAGGTTCTGGTATTGCTGGTAACCTGACAGGAAATGATGGTGGTGGACAGATTGGTGGTGCTCTTGGTGGTGCTGCTGGTATGGCTCTTGGTGGACCAATGGGAGCAGCAATAGGTAGTACACTTGGAACAGCTGTAGGTGGATTGCTAGATACAAATGATAGAGATAGAAAAAAAGCTGAACAAACAACAAAATGGAATACTAACAGAATGATTGCTTCTCAATATAGAGAATCTTTACAACAAGGACCATTTGGTTCATATATGAGAAATGGTGGATACATGAATCCTGAATACAATCCACAAGTGATTACAATGTTTGGAGATGTTAATGCCCAAGACTTTGCTGACTATGCACACAAAGATCAATTTAGAGCTGGTGGAAACATTAAAGGTAATTACAAACAACCAAGTGCTAGAGCTCTTTCTACAATGGAAGAAGGTGGTGAATTACAAACTCATTGGGGAGGACATGCTGAACTAATGTCTTACAATCCTTATATGCCAGGATCTGGTGAAACAGTATTGTTTAGAGGACAATCACATAATGATTCTGATAGAGAAGGTAACACTGGTATTGGTATTACATATGGTGATAATCCTGTAGAAGTAGAAAGAGGAGAACCTATGTTTGAAATGCAATCTGGTGGACAGGTAAATCCTGAAACAGGAAAACCAGAAAACACTGGTGTAGTATTTGGTAATATGCAAATAAATAAAAAAGTGGCAGGAGAAATTAATGATCCAGATCTTATGAAAATAGCAAACATGTATGATGGAAAGAAATTCAAAAATGTAGGAATAGATCTTTCTAAACAAGAAGTTAAACAGAATAAAATTATTTCTAAGAATACAGATATTTTAGATTCATTCAAAGTGGAATCATCTATTGATAAAGCAAAACTTGCTGCATTGCAAGCTAACATTGAAGGAGCTAAATCTAATCTTAAAAACATAGCTAATACTAAAATAATATTAGCAAACTTCCAAAACTCAATCAATGAGGCTAAAGAAGAAATGTCTGAAAACTTTGGAGAAAACATTAGTGCTGAAGATCTTGCTAAAGGATATGTTAAGCTTGATAAAGATCCAGTTACAATGAATGCTAAATGGGGTGGTGATATTATTAAGAAAGCAAAAGATGGGGATAAACCAAGATCATTCAAGTCTGATAGAGAAGCTGCTGCTGCAGGATATCGTAAAGGTGCTGATGGTAAATATTACAGAAAGATTAAAAAGTTTTCTACTAAAGATACAGAAACTAAATCTGCTAGTGCTATGGATTATATCCCTAAACAATCAGCAGATAAATCAACTGGATTATATGGTGATATAACACCAGCACAATTTGAAGAATATAAAAATAAAAATAAATGGTTTAATTGGACTGGTTTTGATCCAAAGAATCCAGATGATGTAGATAGATATGCAAAAGCATTTAATGCTGAAGCTGAAAAAAGAGGATCAAAAGCTAGAATGTTACCAGATGATGCAACTACTGGTAAAACAAAATATGTTGGAAAACAATTTATGAGTTCTACTTTAGAGGAAGCTAAAAAAACAGAACCTGCAATAACTGAAGAAGAATTAACAGCAACTGTTGAAGAACCAGAGTATGCTCCTATGGAAGAAGAAAAATCTAAATTTCCTTGGTTACCACTTATTAGTCAAGGTTTGAGATTTTTTACGCCTACAGATCAACAAGCACTTTCTCCTAGACAATTAATGGGAGAGATGTATGCTATGTCAACTAATCAATTAGAACCTGTACAAGCAACTCCATATTCTCCAGAATTAAGAATTCCTTATGATATAAGTAGACAAGCAGCTAAAAATGATTTACTTGCACAAACAAGAGCTGCACAAAGAATGGCTCAAGGAAATCCTGCTGCACAGGCATACATTGCTGGACAGGCATATAATCCTATGCAACAATTAAACGAGCAAGACTTTATTGATAATCAAAGAATGAAAGATGCTGTATATTCTGGAAACATTCAAACATTGAATGATGCAGAGTTAAGAAACTTAGAAATCTATGATAGACAATATCAAAGACAAGCACAAGCTTTATCTAATACTAAAGCTACATCCCAAGCAGCTATTAGTTCTATATCTGATAAGTATGCTAAGAATGCACTTGAGAATAGAAAACTTAGTATATACGAAAACATGTATCCTAACTTTAGATTTGGTCTAGATGGTAGAGCTCAAAACTATGGATTACATTTCTTTGACACTACTGTAGGAGGAGGTAAATCATCTAGCAAAGGAGGATTAGCTGAAGGTAAAGAATTTACATATGACGCTAATGGTAACATTATAGGAGTTAGAGCTGGTGATAAAGATTCAAAAAAAGAAGATTTTGAAGAAATAGAAAGCATTAGTAAGAATGGAAAGTCTATTAAAAAAGATGGTAAGAACAGTTCAATACTAAAAGCTTTCAAAAATTTATAACTAATTTAATGATAAAGAATTAACAAAACACATTATACACTATTGTATAATCTAATAATTCATATTATATTTGCTTAATTAACTCGCTATGGCTTCATTTACAGATAAAATCCCAACTTTCAACCCTTACGTAGAGCAGCAACCTGTGGATGCAATGCTTAAAGTTGGTGTATAC